TTTTTTATTTTGGTCATCATATGTTTCTTCATCTGTAATAAAGTAATAGTTAATAGGATGTTTTGTACCTGGTATTAATTTACCTTGTATGTTATCTGGATTACTAGACGCTAAATATTTTTTAGATAATCTTAATCTTTCATCTTCTCTTTTATCTTCTGGTACATCAAACAAAACATTGATATCTAAGTCAGCGTCATTACGATATCTTTTTGTAAGTATAGAACCTATCAAACTATATTTTAAGATAGGATATTCTGTTTCAAACTCTTTAAACTGTTCAGTAATTAATCTTAGTACACTATCTTTAATCTTTGGATTATCTGTATCTTCGTCATCAAAAACACTAGGAGCATATGTGCGTCTAGGTATATCAATAATTGATTCTTTAAATTGACTAAATGATTTCATTGTCCGTTACCACCATTTCCGTTTCCGTTTCCATTTCCGTTTGTATTATTTGACCCATTACCATTTGTACCATTACCATTTGTATCACTATCACTTGATTGTTGACTACTTTGTGCATTACTATTTCTACCACCAAAGTAAGGATAATATCTAGTTACTCCAATAGGAACACAGACTTGTAGTTTTTTATCAAATCTATATCCTGTAGGACACTTCTTTGTTTTTTGTGCAGCCGTGATAAATGTTCTAAATGAATCTATCATCCTTTTACCCAATCTTTCGCCATGTTAAAGTTTGCTCTACTAAACTCTAATCTATCAACAAGTTTAACGGCACCTGATCCTTTGATTGCTACATACCCCTCTGGACTTGTAACTTTATATCCGTTTTTTGTTCGTAAAAAAGAACCTATACTTTGTATAGTGTTTAATTTTTTTAACAATACAGACTTTGCTGATTGTAATGTGATGTATGTTGCAATTGCAAAATAAAGACCTTCTCTATTTGGTCTTAATATTTTCATACCTGCTTCAAGTATTTCTTCATACTTTTGTTTTGTTGCTTGTGTCTTTTTACTATCTATTTCTTTTTTCAATCTATCTCTAAAATATACTTCAAAATTATTTGCTAATCTTTTCGTACCTTCTATCTTTGTACCTTGTCTTATGTAAGTATTAAAGAATGTTTTAAGTTGTACACCTAATGATAAAGGTCCTTTATCTTTTTTAATCTTGTCTATAAATGCACCTGCTTTATAAGCAGAACCTTCTGCCATTCTTATTACATTATCAAATGCAGTTTCTTCAGCAGAAGAAAAACGAGGATCTTCGGACTGTTTATAGTTGGCGTCAGTAAAAAATACATTCTTATTTTTCTTTAAACTTTTTACACTTGCCCCAAACGAAGCACTTAAATCTCTCATGGTTTTACCAGAGTAAGATGTATGAAATACGATACCTATTTTTGCATTGTTAATCTCTTTATAGATATTTGCACCAAAGCCAAGAAAACCTGAACTAACAACAGGTACAGCATATGTAATAGTATTGGGGGTAAAGGTAATAGATTTCTTACCATCAACGACAGCAGTTTTTTTATCACTACTTGTAAATAATAAATCGCCTTGTATTACACCTTTGATACCTAACTTAGGTAAATATTGTAATGCGATTTTTAATTTATCTGCTAATGCACCACCATGATTTCTCTTGATGTCTGCATTTGTATAGTTGATTTTGGGAGTTGCGTTGAATATAGATTTAGTGCCAACGAAAAACTTTCCGTTTTCTGGATTGATACCACAGAATACTGCTGGTGCCCCATCCCATTTTACTGAAACAGTTGAACCGCCTTTACCGCCTTGGAGCATTTTCTTGATAGACTTTAAAAATTCAATCGAGGTTTTTGCCCCTTTAGTTCCATTATTTATTATTTCGTCTTCCAAATGCTCAAGGTGTGTATTTCTATCTTCGTTTAAATACTCTTGAAACCCTTGCATTTACACTCTTTCCATTTAATATTATACCTCTATATTTATATTATAACATATTCTGAACGAATAATCAAGCACTTTCTTAGTCAATTTTGATAAAATATGTAGAAATATCTATGTTGGACATAGCATATCTTACTATTTGTGTACTCCACTCCTTTATAGTACCTTTCTTTTTAGTAAATATCGCCTCTAACATGAGTAATCCCATGTATTTACTAAACTTGAAAGCCGGTGCTGCATTTTTACCTTTAGAAATATACCCATTTGCATTTGTTTTAAATGTTGCAAAGTCAACTGGATTATTAATTCTATATTCATTTTTTGGATGTTTACTATATTTCTGATACAATTGCCACATATGTTTAAAGTGTGTACTATCACTAAATGTTGTTTCTGTCCATTTAAGTGAATCGTCACCTTTTCCTTTTCCTATTGAATTGCCTAAAATATCAACACAATAAAAATTAACTCCACCGCCACCAATTTTCCCAGCAGCCGCCAATGCACCTTTAACTTCTCCTTGCCAAGATTTTGTAGTTGCTGTGGATCTAAACTGCATTTTCTTACCGTTACTAAATGTTAAATAAAGGTCAGCAGAATTAAAAAAATCTCCAGTTTGACCAAAACTAAATGATGATAAATCTACAACAGCATTGTTTGTTCTTTTAGGATGAGTATTAAATGCTGTAATTTTTGCTGCTGCGCCTACTTTTTTTAAAGAAACTCCTAAAAGTTTTTTCTTTTTTGATAATTCAAATATTTCTTTTTTAAGTGCCTCAAAAGTTAAAACGCAAGACTTACCACCTTTACCAAAATCTAAAGGTCTTGATGAACTAGGATTAGGGTCTAAAGATGACATCCATATATCTCCTGGATTCCATTTATCATCACTAAATCCAGAAAGAGGTGCTTTTCTTATTGTTTGTTTTTTGTCAAAAGCAAGTGCTTGTTTTTTAGCATCATAGATTGCTGACATGAAAGGAGAACCTCTGTGAAAATAAGGAACACTAGTCCATTTTTGATTTGTTGCTAATGCGTTAGCAATTCTCATATAAACATTTGTACCACTATCATCTATGGCAATCCATGTAGGTAATGCTTTAGATTTTCCACTACTATGTAATGCGAGTAAATCACTTGCCGTAAATCTATTTGTTTTTTGATATGCAAAAACTTTAGATTGTAATGATTTATCTTTTAATTTTTTTGGTGTAGCATTTTTACTATTAAGTTTTTCTCCTAATGTATATCGTAATGCATTGTAATAGCATTGCATTGATTCAGTAACAGCAGTATCATCAGCGCCGCCGCCGGATCCTCCACCACCACCAAATTCTTCTGTCTTTTTTAAATCTGTAAGTTTATATTCGTTACCTTTTGTATCTACAAAAAACATTTTTGTTGATTTAGGTTTTGATAAATCTTTTATTTCTTCTATATCTTCTACTTTAAAATACTTACCAATATCTTTTACATCAGGATTAAATTTTAGATTGACTTCTTTTCCATCGTTTAGTTCAAACGAATTGTCTTTACCATCTTTCTTATTAATCTTGTTCCAGACTAATAATGCATTGTTTCTTTTTTCTAATTCTGATACTGCTAATCCTGCCATATTACTATTTATATAACAGGAAAGAGGTCAAATGTCAAGCGTTAATTAGGAAATGCTTTGCCTTTAAATACTACTGATACATTGTCTTTATCACCCTCAACGGATCTTAAAGTATAAGGTATTCTTGCATCAAAGACTATGACACGACCTTGTCTTGGCCAATATGACTTCACAATGTTTACAATCGGGTCACCATTAATTCCATAAGGTGTATTGATTGCTATTGCTTTCATATCATCTGTAAGATTAGGTGTCCATAAATCTAGTGTACCACCATCTTCTGGTTGCAAGTCTGGTGTTAAATTTACAATAATAGTATATGTGTTTCCTTCTTGAGCAGTAGGATTAACTTTATGAGTGCTTTTATTATATGAATGAATATAAGAATCAACAAGTTCAGTACCAGGATTTACTTGTTCCCAAAGGTCTCTAATCCAATCCCAATCCTCATCTGAGTGATTATCTTTACTTGTATTAAATTTTTCTACAGCATTTTCATAATATCTTTTGATATCTTCTTTAGGTATTGTACCATCCGTATGTCGTATGACTTGATGATAGTCGCCACCTGTTAAAGCGTCAGCGTTTACTGTAAAAACTTTACCAGTTTTAGTATCTGTAATCTCAAACTTACTAGGGTTCTCTGGATCACCTATTGATTCAATATCAAATTTATTTTCGTTTAATTCGATACCTGATTCTTTTAAAGAAAATGTATCACCTTCGGTCACACTTGTCATATCAACTATGTTCGTCATTTTTTTCTCCTTCTTCAAATTGTTTAACATGAGCATTAAACATTTCTTCTTCATATAAAACAATAGTTATTAAACTATATATTGCCATATCCATCAAGGTGTCTTTAATACTTTCTTCTTTAAATTTAAAGTCATTTTTCTTTATAAAGTTACTGATACGAGCATACTTATCACCCATACGAACAACAGAACCTTGCCATGCAGGTATACCTGCCAGTTCAGACAATCTGAAATTAGCAAATATATCTGTATTACCGTAATCATGTTTCTTAGCGTCATGTAAGTTTTTGATTGTTTCTAATATTTCATAAAATCGTTTGCTCTGTTCGTTCATATTTTTCCTAGTGTTAAATGTGCAACAACACCTCCTTGTGGCGCCCATTGTTTATGTTTATTTTGAAAGTCAACAACTGCCTGAGCTTTGTCCTCAAAAATTTCTTCGGCAATAATGCTTCCAGTAGGGCGCTCAATCACTAACCATCTCACGCCCACACCTTTGCGTTTACTCATTTTCTTTTCGTAGTGAAAAGATTTGTCAACTTTCCTTGGCATTATTCTGCCTTTGGTTCTTCAGCAGGTTCTTCAGCAGGTTTATCCTCTGCTTTTGTTTCAATTAAAGCTGACGCAGGAAGATTGTCAGTTAAATATTTACTGTGGTGTGCGATTATTACTTGCACATTTTCAAACTCACTTTGTAATTGCTTTAATTTAGCTTGTGCTTGAGAAACTTGCACGATAGCATTTTTATGCTTATCATCAAGTTTAGTTTCGTCATATTGTTTTCCGTCTATTGTTATAGCCATTATAGCCTCCTTATATTGTTTTAATTTCTGTTGCTGATTGCTTACCACGCTGTTCAGCAAGTTCGTATGTTACAGCTTGTCCAACTTCAAGTTGACTTATACCTGCTTTTTCTAATGCTGAAATATGCAAAAATGCATCCTTACTTCCGTCATCAGGCGTTATAAATCCGTAACCTTTTTTAGGATCAAACCATTTTATCTTACCTTGTGCCATTTTCCTCCTTTCTAAATTTTAAAGTCAGAAAACTGACCTAGTTTTTTAAATTTGTTATCTGTTGAAATAGAATCCTTTTGACCACTTTCAACTAAATCTTCTTGCGCTGTTTGTTCTACATCATACAAACGCATTTTAGACCTATCGACCCCAATGATAAACTTTCGATTAACTGTTGGGTCATTATATCTGTTCTTCAACTGCTTTACCATTATCTGGTTTTTTTCTTCTAGTTCTTCACTAGAGATTAACGCAAACATAAAGTCTGCTGTTGCAGGAAGACCAAAACTTTCTGAGGTATCTTCTAAACCTACATCACTACTAACATAACCACCTCTTGTTGTTTGAGTAGCAGAAAAGATAGGTATATCATGTTCAACTGCCAGTCCTCGTAATTCTTCAGCAATTGATTTTATGTAAGTATATGAATTAACATTTGCACCTGCCTTAAATCTTGCACTAGAGCATATATTTAGATAGTCAACAAATACGATATCTGGTTTAAAAGATTTCTTTAATGCCAACTCACTAATCAGATTTTTGAAATGTCCTGTATGGGCAGATGCTGTGGGGTATTCTTTAATAATTATTTGACCGGTAGTTTTACTTTGTAGTTTGTTTATCTTTGTTTCATACATTGTATATGGTAATTCTTCTAAATCACTCATACCAACATTCAATAAGTTTGCGTCTATTCTTTCAGCAATTCTTTCTTCAGCCATTTCTAAAGTAATATATAAAACATTTTTACCTTGTAATAATATAGACGAAGCAAGGTGTGTCATAAACATGGTCTTACCGACACCAGTACCTGCAAGACATATATTTAAGGTCTTACTTGGTATCCCACCTCTAGTTATCTTATTAAAGAAATCTAAATCTAATTCAAGGCGTTCTTCTTTCTTTCTATAAAAATCAAATCGTTCTTTTGATTCAAGTAAATAATCATGCCCAACTTTCTGGTCAAAAGATACTGATAATGCGTCTGATAATAGTTCAGGTAAATATTCTGGTGTATGTCTATTATCTTTACCATCAAGTATTTGAATACCACCTAGTATTGCATTATGTATAGCACGGTCTTTACAAAACTTTTCTGTTGTTTCAACTAACCAATCTAAATTAATTGGTTCAGGATTTAATGTAGATAATATATCTGTAATCTTTTTATATTCATCTTCATTAATAGTTTTGTTTGTATTGATTTCAATTGATAGAGATTCTTTTGTAGGAAGATTATTATACTTGTTTACAAAATTATAAATTTCTGTAAATAGTAACTTCTCTAATCTATCAGTAAAGTATTCTTCTTTGATGAAAGGTAAAACTTTTCTACAATACTCCTCATTATGAATTAAATTTTTAAGTGCTGTTCGTTCAATTCTCTCCATCAAGTTGCCTTTCTTTTAGTTTCTCATCTAATAATACAACCAATATATCACCAATATGGTCTATAAATTCTTGACTATCTGTATCTGCTTGGATTTTATTTTCTATGATTGTGTAATCAAACTTCATGGGTAATTGACCATCAACTGCTTCTGATTCAGGTGCAAATCCTACATTACCGTATTTGTACACTACATGAGAATATGGACCACTAATCAATTTTAGACCAGTAAAGTCCTCTCCAGATTTCTCTACAAAGATATAATCTTCGTTATGTTTAGGACTGGTCGTCTTGTGGGGTTTCGGGTATTTGTTCTTCAATTACATCTCCGTATTTAAATTCTTTCACACAAGCCTGGTCTAACTGTTCTAATA